CTGGAATCCCGCCGTCGCCGATGAACTGAAGGAGGCCGCGTGATGAGCCTTCCCATCATCTCCGCGCAGCAGCGCATGGCCGAACGCAAGGGCGTGAAGCTCTTGATGCTGGGCAAATCCGGCATCGGCAAGACCACCCGGCTCAAGGATCTCGACCCGGCCACCACGCTGTTCCTCGACATTGAGGCTGGCGATCTCGCCGTGGCCGACTGGCCCGGCGACACCATCCGTCCGGCATCCTGGCCAGAGAGTCGCGACTTCTTCGTGTTTCTCGCGGGCCCGGACAAGTCGCTGCCACCGGAGTCGGCGTTTTCGCAGGCGCACTTCGATCACGTCGTCGAGAAGTACGGTGACCCGGCGCAACTGGACCGCTACCAGACCTTCTTCCTCGACTCGATCACGCAGCTGTCGCGCCAGTGCTTCGCGTGGTGCAAGACGCAACCCGGCGCGGTCAGCGACCGTACCGGTAAGCCGGACATGCGCGGCGCCTACGGCCTGCTCGGGCAGGAAATGATCAGCGCCTTGACCCATCTGCAGCACGCACGCGGCAAGAACGTGGTGTTCGTGTCGATCCTCGACGAAAAGCTCGATGACTACAACCGCAATGTGTTTGTGCCTCAGATCGAGGGCAAGCAGACCGTCGGCGCGCTCATCGGCATCGTCGATGAGGTCGTGACGCTGGCCGAGATCAAGGCCGAGGACGGCAGCACCTACCGCGCCTTCGTCACCCACACCGTCAATCCCTACGGCTTTCCGGCCAAAGACCGCAGCGGTCGCCTCGACCTGCTGGAGCCGCCGCATCTCGGTGCGCTGATCGCCAAGTGCGCGGGTGAGTCCGCCACGCCCGTTCGCACTGCCACCACCCAATCCCACGAATCTCAGGAGTAATCGCCATGACCCAGCAATCCACCACCAGCAACAACTGGAACGACTTCAACGACGCCGAATCACAGCAATCCGGCTTTGACCTGATCCCCAAGGGCACCGTTGTCCCTGTGCGCATGACCCTCAAGCCCGGTGGTTACGACGACCCGTCGCAGGGCTGGGGCGGCGGCTACGCCACCGAGTCTTTCGAGACCGGCTCGATCTACCTTGCCGCCGAATTCGTGGTCACCGCTGGTGACCACGCCAAACGCAAGATGTGGTCGAACATCGGCCTGCATTCCAAGAAGGGGCCGACCTGGGGCCAAATGGGGCGCAGCTTCATTCGCGCGGCGCTCAACAGTGCCCGCAACGTTCATCCGCAGGACAACAGCCCCCAGGCTGCTGCTGCCCGCCGCATCCAGGGTTTCCACGAACTGGATGGTCTGGAGTTCCTGGCCCGCGTGGACATCGAGAAGGATGGCAAGGGCCAGGACCGCAACGTGGTCAAGGTCGCGGTCGAACCCGATCACCCCGACTACGCCAAGTTGATGGGCGTGCCGCCCAAGACCACGGGTGGTGGCACCTCCGGTGCTCCGGCACAGCCAGCGGCACCCGCGTATCAGGCAGCGCCTACCCAACGCGCACCCGTGACGGGAAAACCGTCGTGGGCGCAGTGAGGGAGGCCGATGAAATGCTGGGTCTGCAAACGACAAGCACGCGGCTACGGCCACACGGACGGTCGATTCAAGACCGGCGATGCGCGCCGCTACGTGCTCGACTGGGTGTTCTGCTCGCGTCGCTGCCAGGACGCATTTCACGCGCTGTACGGCAACTGGCAGCGGGCCAAGGAAGGTCGCATCGACAAGACGGAGGTCGCCATGATCGATCCGTCTGATGTCGAACTGGCCGCAATGCGTCATTGCCTCAAGGCCTTCGGCGAGGCAGCGGGCGAGATCGGCTTTACCAAGCCGCTGGGCGACTACTCCGAGGCCGAAGCGCTGCGGGTGATCGACGCCATCGTCACTTGCTGGTCGGAGGCGATGGTCGCGCACCACGAGTCCAGCAAGTTTCCGCCCGTTCGGGGCTTGCCGCCCACGCCCGATCCGCTGGCACCTGATGCCGCCAATCCGTTCGCGGATCTGGAGGACGACCTGCCCTGGGAAGAACCGAAGGGGAAGAAGCCATGATGGACTTCAATTCCTCATCGAGCATCGCGGGCCAGGTCACCGCCCTGGTCGACGCCGGTTTGCAGCAGGCACGCGCCCGTCAGTCTGAGCGCCAGTACCTCGGGGCCTCGCGCCTCGGAGTGGCCTGCGAGCGCGCGCTGCAGTTCGAGTACGCCAAGGCTCCCATCGACCACGGGCGGGACACCCCGGGCCGGATGCTGCGCATCTTCGAGCGTGGCCATGTCATGGAGGACTGCATGGTCGCGTGGCTGCGGGACGCAGGTTTTGACTTGCGCACCCGAAAGGCCGACGGCGAGCAGTTCGGCTTCTCGGTGGCCGATGGTCGCCTGCAGGGACACGTCGACGGCGTCGTCGTTGGAGGCCCTGAGGGCTTCGCCTATCCCGCGCTCTGGGAGTGCAAGTGCCTGGGCAACAAGTCCTGGAGCGATCTGGAGAAAAAGGGCTTGGCCATCTCCAAGCCCATCTACGCCGCGCAAGTGGCGATTTACCAAGCCTATCTCGAACTGCACGAGCACCCGGCGATCTTCACGGCGCTCAATGCCGACACGATGGAGATCTACACCGAGCTCGTGCCCTTTGACGCGGCGCTTGCCCAGCGCATGTCAGATCGTGCGGTGAAGGTCATCTCGGCCACGGAAGCAGGCGAACTGCTGCCGCGTGGCTTCCATGAACCGACCCACTTCGAATGTCGGATGTGTGCATGGCAAGACCGCTGCTGGAGGACACAAGCATGACCGACAACACCCATTCAGCTACTGGCATTGAACCGATGATCGACGCCAAGCAGGCGGCTGCCGCGCTGCGCCTGCCGTATTACTGGTTCGCCGATCACGCGATGCGCAGCAAATACCGGATTCCCCACTACCTGATGGGTGGGCTGGTGCGCTATCGCCTGTCAGAGCTTTCTACGTGGGCGGCACGCAATGCGGCAGCGCAAAGCCGCTTCGCGGGAGATACGGATACCGCCGTCGAGGAGGCCGAATGATCGACTTCAACGACACCGCCGTCCCCACCGGAAACCAACCACGCATCGTCAGCGATGCCGAGCGGGAGGAACTGCGCGCAGAACTGCTCGCCCGGCTGGAATCGGTGCTGTTCACTCTGTTCCCGGCAGGCAAGAAGCGCCGGGGCAAGTTCCTCATCGGTGATGTGCTGGGTAGCCCTGGCGACAGCCTTGAGGTGGTGCTTGAGGGCGAAAAGGCAGGCCTATGGACGGATCGTGCCGACAACTCCGGCGGCGATGTGTACGCGCTGATCGGCAATCACTTCGGCATCGATGTGACCCGCGACTTTCCCCGCGTGCTCGATGCCGCCGCCGATCTGCTCGGTCGTGCGCGTTCCGCACCGGTGCGCAAAGGCAAAAAGCAAACCGCGCCGGTTGACGAACTCGGCCCCGCCACAGCCAAATGGGACTACCTCGACGCCACTGGAAAACTGATCGCCGTCGTGTATCGCTATGACCCGCCCGGGGGCAAGAAGCAGTTCCGCCCATGGGATGCCAAGCGGCACAAGATGGCACCGCCCGATCCGCGCCCTCTCTACAACCAGCCGGGCATGACCAGTGCCGCGCAGGTGGTGTTGGTCGAGGGCGAAAAATGCGCGCAGGCCTTGATCGACGCAGGCGTTGCGGCCACCACGGCAATGCACGGCGCGAATGCTCCGGTCGATAAGACCGACTGGACGCCGCTGTCTGGCAAGGCGGTGCTGATCTGGCCCGACCGTGACAAACCGGGCTGGGACTACGCGGCACAAGCGGCGCAGGCCATCCTGTCGGCGGGTGCCAAGTCCTGCCACATCCTGTACCCGCCCGAGGAAGCCGCTGAGGGCTGGGACGTGGCCGACGCCATCGCCGAGGGCTTTGATGTCGCCACCTTCCTCACCCACGGGCCGCGCCTGCAGATGCACGACGTGGCCGATGACGTTGATCCAGTCGTTAGCAGCGACGAATCCGTCTGGGGTACGGAGGACGCGCTGGCGCTGTCCTTCACGCGCCTCTACCACCGCGACTGGCGCTACGTGGCTGGCTGGGGCAAGTGGCTGGTCTGGGACGGGCAACGCTGGCGCACCGAGGACACGCTGGCGGCCACGGACTTGATCCGCAGCGTCTGCCGCCAGACGGCTGTGCGCGCCGACAACCCCAAGGTCGCCGCCAAATTGGCCAGCGCAGGAACGGTCGGCGGTGTGGAGCGCCTGGCGCGTGCTGATCGCAGGCACGCGGCCACCACCGACGAATGGGATGCAGATCCGTGGTTGCTCAACACGCCGGGCGGTGTGGTCGATCTCAAGACAGGCCGGATGCGCCCGCACGAGCGCGCCGATCGGATGACCAAGATCACCACAGCCACGCCCATCGGCGACTGCCCGACCTGGAGGCAGTTCATCGACGAGGTCACGGGCGGTGACAAGGAACTGCAGTCCTATCTGCAACGGATGGTCGGCTACGCGCTGACCGGATCGACGCAAGAGCACGCGCTGTTTTTCCTGTACGGCACAGGTGCGAACGGCAAGTCGGTGTTCGTCAACACGCTGGCCACCATCCTGGGTGATTACGCGACCAATGCGCCGATGGACACCTTCATGGAAACGCGCACCGACCGGCACCCGACCGATATGGCGGGACTGCGCGGCGCGCGTTTCGTGGCGGCCATCGAAACTGAACAGGGCAAACGTTGGGCTGAGTCCAAGCTCAAGAACCTCACCGGTGGCGACAAGATCTCGGCGCGCTTCATGCGCCAGGACTTCTTCGAGTTCTTCCCGCAGTTCAAGTTGTTCGTGGCGG